ATCAATTCCTCTGCGTTTTGCAGGAATTGATCCTGCAAAACGCAGAGGAATTGATTAACATGCTTCCGGGCGTTGATCTTGGCTTTTACAGCGCCAGCATCGGGCAGAAGCGCCTTGATAAACAAGTGACCTTTGCGGGCATTCAATCAATCTGGGAACGTGCGCCAGACATGATCCCGCCGCCTGATTTGGTCATTATCGACGAAGCGCATTTAGTGCCGCAAAACACAACCACGCGATACGGGCGGTTTATTGATGAATTGCGGCAATGCAATCCTGCGGTAAAAATCGTTGGACTAACCGCAACGCCTTACCGGCTGGACAGCGGATATTTGCACAAAGGCGAAGGCGCTATTTTTGACGGCATTGCCTATGACATCCCCGTCGGAATGTTGATGGATCAAGGCCACCTTGCGCCTATCATCAGCAAGGGCGCAAAGGCCAAAATCGATTTGACCAACGTCGGCAAGCGGGGCGGGGAATTTATTGAAAGCCAGCTTGCAATGGCGGCAAGCGATCCTGAATTAGTGCGTGCCACGGTCGAGGAGATTGTGAAGTTTGGGCAAGATCGAAAGTCTTGGCTGGTATTTGCGTCAGGCGTTCAACATGCCGAAATGATCCAAGCCGAAATGGCCGAACATGGCATTGACGCGGATGTGGTGACGGGTGCGGATAACAAAACCGACCGCACGCGCAAGATTGCGGATTTCAAAGCATTTCGAAAGCGGTGCCTGATTAACATCGGCGTGCTGACTGCTGGGTTCAACCATCCCGGCACGGATTTGGTCGCGATGGTACGGGCAACGGCAAGCGCCGGGCTTTATGTGCAGATGGCCGGTCGCGGTACACGCAAGGCAGAAGGCAAAACGGATTGCCTGTTGCTGGACTTTGGCGGCAATGTAGAACGGCATGGTTTTATTGATGCGGTGCGGGTGCGCGATAAAACGCAATCCAGCGGCGAAGGCGAAGCGCCGGTAAAGGAATGCCCGGATTGCCAAACGATGGTGCCTGCGGGCGCACGTTACTGCCCAAGCTGCGCATTCAAGTTTCCAGATCCGCAACTGAACCACGGCGCAAGTTCTTATGGCGGCGCGGTGCTATCCAGCCAAGTCGTGGCGGAATGGGTGGACGTTGATAGCGTGCTTTATGCGCGACATAAGAAGGCGGGCAAGCCTGACAGCATCAAGGTCAGCTATATGTGCGGCCTCAAGACGATAAACGAATGGTTATGCCCCGATCATGGCGGATACGCTGCAAGCCGCTACACAGCGCGCAAGGCGGCGCTGGGGGCGGAAGCCGCAAGCACGGACGACGCTCTTTCCGAGGCTCAAATGTCTTGGACCATACCGGCCCGCATTAAGATCAAGCCGCGCATTGATGATCCGCGTTTTGATGAGATTGTGCAGCTTGATTATGCGGCAGGGCGCAAGCCCGAACCGCAAGGCGAGGCGCTATCGTGGGACGCGGGGCCGAATGATTGGCGCGCTGATATTGGGGAGGATATTCCATTTTGAAAATTCCAAGTGAAAGCGATGAGCAAATTGGTTTCTTACGATGGTTTGAAACGCATTTTCGTGATGTGTGGATTTTCCACATTCCCAACGGCGGGCATCGGGCGATCAGCGTAGCCAAGAAAATGAAGGCGGAAGGCGTTAAAGCTGGAGTGCCTGATTTGTATATTCCGGCTTGGAAATTGTGGGTAGAGATGAAACGCACAAAAGGCGGCGTTGTCTCAAAGGAGCAACGCTCGTGGCATGAATATTTAAAAAGCGTTGGTGACGCCGTGATTATCGGTCGCGGCGCAACCGATGCTAGTCGGCAGGTGATGGAGTTTCTGAAAGCGCGCAGCGGATGACGTATTGCGTGATGGATAGCCCAGCACCAGCGGCAGCGGCAGCAATTGCGGATTGCTGGTCAGCGGTTACGCGGCAGTGGATTACTTTGTCTTTTTTCATGGCGTTTTTCCTTTGGTTGTTTGTCATGCAACACTATAGCGAATTGTGATGCAGATCAAGGCGGGCACTGTGATTTTCGCAACATTGGATTGCAAGGATGGCTTGGCGGATGCGCGGGCATGGCTTGTTGAACAAAAGTTAACGCCGCAGCAAGTGCGATTGTATCGGCTTGATGGTCAAGTGCTGGTGGAGGCGTTAAAGCTGATCTAGTGCAACACTTGACGCAAACCGCGCGCGTGGTGTAATCTGACCACACCCGCATTTTTTGCGGTGCATTCAAAGACGGGGAAATGGGCATGGGTAGTGCTTGGAACCGATTGGCGGATGCACCACATGAGGCGCGGCAAGTGGTCAATGGGTGATAGCGCATCATCCATCGCAGCAAATTAAAAGCGCAAGCCGAGTGACGTTATGCGGCATCACACCTTTAGGGGTAATGGCCTCGCCTCAATCTTGTGCCACTTGTCAAAAATGAGTACCGCACGGGAAAATAATGGCAGGCAAGTTGCCAAGCAATAACCCCCGCCCATTTCTGGACGGGGTGTTTTTGTCATAGGTCCATTCCTTCTTGAACTGGCGGCGGTTTTGGCGGGTCAATGAATAAATCAACCTGCCGCGTGGCCTCATCCACACGCTTGCAGGCAATGTCGAAATAATCGGGGTCTAACTCAATACCCGTTCCGTTGCGGCCTAGACGCTGGCAGGCGACAAGCGTGGTGCCGCTGCCCATGAACGGGTCAAGGATGGTTTTGGCGTTAGGTAGGAAGCCAAGGCACCACTCCATAAGGGCAACGGGCTTTTGGGTGGGGTGGCCAGCTTTTTCACCAAGCGGAACGCCAACTGGCCCGATCCAGTGCTTTGCATTGAAGTCCATGTTAGACCACGCCAACTCAATGCTGGAAAAGGTTGTGGTGGCGTTATTTTTTGCCCAGCAAAGCCAGCCCCTTGAAGGTGGCAATCCTAAATAGTTTCCGCCCCAAGCAATAGTCGGAAAATCATTGATGAAAACCTCACGCGGCGGTGGCTTTTTATCCCATCCGCCACCGCCGCGCATCTTCTTACAAAGCCCCGCAAAATGCCCAGAGCCAACCATAATATCGCCAATCCCATAAGGCGGGTCAGTCAGCATTGCATCTGGTACTTCCAGCAACGGCATAACCTGCAAGCAATCGCCTAAAATCAGCCTTTGCCCGCCAATCCGTTCCTCTTTGATAATCATTTCAACATCCCCATAACCATTTCACCCAAGCCGAGATCATCGGCCATTGATTGCAGCTTGTCGCAATCGTGCGACCCGGTGACGCCATGCTTGCGCGCCCATAATTCACCGTCCAGCTTGTCGGCAAGATGCAGGATTGCGGCCTCTTGATCTGTCAGTGACCATCTAAAGCCCATTTCCGCCATCACGGTCTTTTCCGCTTCTGCATATGCAGCGGCAAGCGCGGGGAAACGTTCTTTTGCTGGCCCTGGCATATCGCCCAACACCTTTTCGGCTTCGTCGTGGTTGATCGCGGCAAAAATCAATTCAGACCTATCCTTCAATTTAAGCGCTACTGCAAATTCAACGCACAATTTCCAAACCCGCCATTGATGCCCATCAATTGTATCGCCTGAATTGCGCAGGCGCTCGTCTGGGTAACAGTGCCAGCGGTTTACTGTGTGTTTCATTCCCCATCCTTCCATTCCGCGCGGATTGCTTTGATGTGGCTTTGCGCTGTGCCTTTGCTGATTTGCAAGATTGCTGCGACTTCGTTTGCACGAATGCCAAGGTGCAAGCGCAAGACGTTGCGCACGGCGTCCCTTGTGATGTGTTCTGCTGCCATTGTTTTGTTCCTTTGTTTGCTGTTAATGATTGCTTGATGCACTTTTTCTATTGACGGGTCAAGCGGAATGATGCAAGGTCTACATATGGAAACGGCGAAAGCCACAACGGGAGAAAACGGAAATGAGCATCCTGAACAACGGCACAAGCGAAATCAGCGCAGAAGGCGCAAATATCATCGCCCGCTTTGAGGATGCCGAGCTTGTCGCTGTACTCCATTCGAATGGTTATATGGGAATGTATGCAGAAGATGGTGACTTGCTTATTCAGGTTTCAAACCTTCAAAAGCCAAAGTCCGGCGATTATGTCGCGCACGCAAATAAGATGATGCAAGCATAACCCCGCAGGGCTTCGGCCCTGCCCAACCCACCAATCGGAGAAGCCAGCCATGACCACCGCAGACGCCGCCTATGATGCACGCCATTTTAGCGATGATGCGATTGCGTGGCGC